GTATCCTCAATTGAAAAACCGAAAAGTTTTGCCATAGTATAATACTCTTTAGCCTACTATTATAGCACTATTTAGTTGATGTCGTCACCACCAGCATTTGGACCAGTGCCTTTAATTGCTTCCCAGTACTGAACTTGTAGTTCAACAGTGAACTCTTGAATCCCTGAAGCATCGTAAGATAATTCAATAGGACCAACCTGAGTTGGGAAAGTATCATAGAATCTGTAAGATCTTAATGTTGATCCATCACGATCTAACTGATAGACATAAGCATCTGCTTGATAATCTGCTGGATTAACTAAACCAGTGTTATCAGATAGTCTGTTGATAGTATTCTGCCATTTTTCAAATGCTGAACGAATAGCAAAATCTGTATCATTAATAATGGTAACAGTCCAAGAATCGAATGTTCTATCTCCAGCAATTTTAAGAACCCTTCCTCTGAAAGGTACTTCTATCTGAGCAACATTGGATGCTGGCATATTAGCACCCTTTACTAAGAATCTTGCTTTGTCTAAAACATCCTGATCTGGAGCAGATGTATCAGGAAAAGTGAGGACAACTTCAAATAAATTGGCACGAGCACCACCACCCGTTAACTTACTTTTGAAGTTTGAAATCGTCCTTAGTGGTGGTGGATTGACTTGGTTTCTAGCCATGATTGTTTTTTAAACCTCTAATTAAACGGAACCGATTACTTCTTCAAACGAAACACCAGTTCTTGTAGCAACAAAGGTAAGACCAATGAAGTTAATAGAACGTGCAGGTTTGATGAATATGTCAGCAACAAACTCGTTATTATCAATAACTGCTGCTGTATTGTTTGTTTCGTCACAAACAACTACGAAGTCGAAGATACCTCTCTTCGCTTGAACATCCCTTAAGAATGGTTCAACTATATTTACAAAGTTAGTCCTTGTAAGTTCATCGTTGAACTCAAAAAGTTGATCCTTAGCAGCAGCTGAAATAGCATCTTCTAAGAAAATGAACAACCTACGAACGTTGATTCTATCAAATGCTGATGATTTAGCAAATGCTGTCTTATCACCAAATAATATAATTCCAGCACCAGGTGAGTTAATTACAGGGTTAACTCTGTTTGAATACAGAATGTCTCTCTGTTTCTTACCTGGATTGTAAACCAACTTAACCGCATTAAGGATTGCTCCTCTTGCTGTTCCTGCTGGTGAGAACCAAGGGAACTGTTCAAGACTTGTTCTAGCACAAGTTCCAGCAATGTCTCCGTTTAATGGAATATATCTGAATGTATTATTAAAGCGATCATACATGTACTTGTATCCGCTATCAAGAACACCGTAAGAAGATGATGTAACAGGTGAATAGAACTTAACTACATTCTCAGTTATTGTGTCTATTTCATTTACAGTTGGTTGTGTTCCGTCTGTAGTTTCATTTAAGAATGCTTCTCTATATGGAGAAACAAATGCAACACAATCTTGCCTTCCTTCAGCAACAGCAATTACCTTTTGAGCAAGTGCTCTAGCATGTTCCATTGGATATGCTGCTGATCCCATTAAGATGAAATCAACATCAGTTTCTTCTGCGTTATCAAATAAAGTATATCCACTAATGATATCATCTAAACCAGAAGTAAAAGCACCTTCTATATCAACTGCTTTTATATTCTTAGCATCATCATCAGCAGTACCACCATAAAGATAACCTTTTTCTAAAAGATTGTTAAAGTTACCAACAGATGAGAAATTAACATTTGCTGCTGGTTGATTCCAACCATTGTCAGAATCAACTTCAAAAGTCTCAGGAGAATTACCAAATGAAGTTGTTGTAATTCCTGCTGGCATTTGACCACCGAAGATATATCTGGAATTAACTTCTAGATACTTTCTCCAATAAGAAGAACTTCCAACAGAGAATTCAGCGTCTGATGCTTTTGAAAGATTCAGATGTTTCTCTAAGATTGTACCAGCATTACCTGTTACAGTTCCTTCATCGTCAATGACAACAACATGAACTTCATCAAATCTACCACCTCTTCCAGCAACATATGAAGAAGTTCCAGGTCTATTACCTATTTGACTCCAATCATATGATCCTACATTTAAATCTAATTTCTGAGAATCGAACCAATCATACTCTCCAGTATATGAAGCAGTAACTAATCCTACTGTTTGTCCAGGTGTGTGGAACTTAGCAACACCTGTTTCAGGGAATGCATAATTTCCATTCTTCTCATAGTCTCTATCAGTAACAGTTCCGTCATCGGATACGTGTTTTACTAGTTTTACAGCAACTGTACTAAGTCCAGATACAGCATCGCTAGATATGATCTCGGTTAGAACTCCACTGAAATGTCCATCTAAGTAAGCAGTTGCTCCAGTAGAAACATTAGTTGTAATAACTGTTGAATTAAGAGGAACAGCTACAGTAACGCCCATTCCTACTACAAGACCAGCAGTTGGAATTCCTTTAAGTGCTTGGTCTGCTTTACCATCAATAATCGCAACTCTTAAACCATTCGCCCAAGTACCAGGTGAATTGGCAACAATAGGTGCGTTAGTAATTGGACTTTCATCATACCCAAGTTGTTGATAATGCTCTCTTCCTTTTATTTTAATACTAGTTGCAGCACCAACTACATTAAAGATAGCAGCATTTTTCAGATTTTGATCATCTGCTCGAACAATAGACATTGTTCCACCATACGCCAAATATGATGATGCTACCAACCAATTCTCGTAATGCTTATCAGTTGAATATGGCTTACCATAAGTTTGAAGTAGATCCTCCTCACTCTCTATAAGTTGTGGATCTCCAACTGGTCCCTTCTCAAACGGGGATACAAGTGCTCCTGTCGATCCACTCGTAGGATCCACTCTTCCAATTGTTAGATCAACCTCTCTTACGACAATTCCAGGAGATGCTAAATTTAATGGCATCTTTTGTTCTCCGAATCTCAGATTATTGCTGAAATTATTTATGGTTTAGTATGTTTCTATCGGGGAAACCATACATGAACACTACCAATCTGGGTATGACCAATCAATAAAAACTGATTTATTTTTTCTACTTTTAATTACTCTCTTTCTCGTACATACCTTACATTCATAAGAATATGCTGATGGATATGTTCTATCTCTACGTGTTAAATAAAAATCTTCTATCAAATCCTTAACTTTACCACAACTTCTACACTTTCGTTCTTTTAATAGTAAATGATCTAATTCTATTTGATCTTCAAAATCCATCTATTGATACAAGTAAGTTGAAATAATATATTTTTTATTCTTCTTAGGGGAAACACCACGATGTATAAAATTCCAAGTAGATGGAAACATAAGTATTCTTCCTGCAGATGGTCTAACTTTTTTACCACTAATAAACTCTGTATATCCACCTCCACCAATGCCGATGTCATTTAAATAAATTAGCATTGCTATCATTCTTACATTACCCGTTTCTGAAATGGCAAAATCATCGTGCCAATGAAAATATCCACCTGGTTCATATCCTTTTACATTATATCCACTATCACTAAAACCATCGCCATGAAATGGTCTTGGTCTTGGACTTAACTTATTAAAAAAATCATAAGAATGGTTGATATAATCTTGAATCATATCTGTAACTACATGACATAGGATATTGTCAATATCCTTCCATTCTTCATGTTCACTAACCAATAAATCTGTAGAAGTTTTTAATGTAGAATCTACTATCTTTTTATCAGATCCTATTCCAACCATCCCATGCTGTTTTCTATTATCACTCTCATACCTATTAATAATATCATTACATATTTTTTTACTTATAACATTATCTTTAACATAAATGAAATCATCAAAATTCATTACCTATAATCCCACATGTATGATCTATCTCCGTACTCATCAGTATGCCACACATCTCCTTCATTGTCAACAAATGTAGTATCATCTAAACCATCTGCAACAAAACCAAATGGAGCCATATCCTGTTCTATCTGATTCTTCTGCTCTTCATAAAGTCTTTTCCGAACATCATTGTTCGTCATCTCTTTGAAATAATCTTGAGCACATACCCAAGCAAATATAACAAGGCACATAGCAAGGTCATCATTACATCCTTCCTCTGCCTCAAATGAATTATGCTTTTGAGCAAAAGTAGTTAATTCTGATATAATCTCATAATCACTAACTAATATCTTATCATCTTCAAGCATAGTCTTCAAGTTAGAACAACCTAACTTTTTAACTGCTGCTGTTGTTCTTACACCCAACTGACATTTCTTACCAGAGAATCCTTGACCAACAATTTGACCATTTCTTCCTCTCATGGATGCCATAAGAAGATTATCATACTCTAAATCATATTGAAGTATACTTGCAACCTGATCTCCTATATCATTTACTTCTACTAAAATGAATGATTCATTATATCCCTTTGCCACATCATGTATAATATTAGGAAATAGCATAGGTTTAATTTCATTATTCCTATATTTTGCCACAACCTTATATGGAAAGTTTGTAATATCAAAAACTATAAAAGCAGAATAATCGTTACCCAATCCACGAGCAACGTCAACTGTTATCATATAATTGTGTTCTTTAATTGGTGATTCGTAAATATCAAGTCCAGCATTTCTTTGTAACGGATCTTCAAATATTAAATTTTTAAGTTTTGCTGCATTAATAAGAGTATTAACAGATCCTAAAAATTCACATTCAAACTCAATCTTGAATTGTTGTTCTGATGTGTTTGCGATTGTTGATTCTTTCCACGCATCATCTCTACCAGGAACTTCCGACCAATGAACTTCAGTTGGAACATATTCACTTTTACCTTTTTCAGCTTCACGCCACATACGATAGAAATGATTCATACCCCTTGGGGTAGAAACTATAATTACTTTAGTACTTTGTCCAGAAGTAATAGTTGGATAAACGGAAGCAAAGAAATCATCAGCAATGTGATTCGG